GACAGCTATACTCTACGCCAATTAAATCATCAACCAGCTCCCTGTTACTAGGAAGTGATCCGGTTTTTATCCAATCCCGCATATTCCCCCACATCTCCGCACGCTTGTTCATGTACCTGGCATCCTCAGCCTTGCTGCCGAAGTTAACCTCGATGCAATTGACATGCAGGTCCCTAAGCCTATCAACTACGCCTCCGCCAACTCCTCCACCGTCAACAAATATCGTATCCGCTTGGTGGACCCTGACAAACTCGGCAACCCTAGAGGCGAGCTGCATAGTATCAAGTCCTCTATAGGTGTTCCACTCAATAGTTCTCGCATCTCTTCCGCGTCTAAAACAAATAACACTTTGGTCATCCCCAAATCGTGCGACATCGACTCCAATGATGAGAGGCTCTTCGAGGTAGCATCTGGACTCTCTAACGATTGCGTCATCAACTATCTCTCCTGGTATGAACTGCATTGAAGAAGCCGAAGGAAACTCTCCTTTGACTCGGACCTTAACAAAATCTGAATCCTCCCCGTAATCCTCTACCCACTGCGTCAACTTACGCTTATCGGTCATCTTACAGGTCCTGCTGTCGATCTGTCTGGTAAGCCATCTATGCTTAAACTTACCGAAACATTCCCTAAATCTGCCTGTATTCCTGGTGGGGTTACCCATCGCAAACCACATTGCCCCAGGTGTAGTCATAGCACCTTCCGATACTTCCCAAATGATATTGGGGATAGATGAGGCTTCATCATAGAGGATGAGAACATGTTCTCCATGCTGTCCTGCGAATGCTTCACTGTTTCTTTCGGTCCACGGGATGGCTGACACATACCAAGTCTCTGGAGCAGAGACATGATAAAACTTTGTAGCGGTCCACTCGAACCACTCTTTAACCAAGCAGCGATTGTGCCACAAGGCAAGCTCTCTCCATGTTTTAGTTTCAAGCTGTGGCTTAGTGTTGGCCGTGACCACACCGTTAAGGTCCTTGCGCGTTGCCATTGCCCAAAGGACAATCCACGCCGCTTCAGCACCCTTCCCGATACCATGCCCAGATGCAACCGCTGCCTGTAATGCTTTGCCATCGCCATCTCTTGACCATTCTCCTATAGCGTCCAGCAATTCTTTTTGCCATTCATCAGGACCAGTTTGCCCTTCCAAATCACCTTCCCCCCAGGGGAAGACATACATAACGAAAGCGTATGGGTCATGGAAGAAACCACCTATATGTTCCTGGACCTGTTCTTCGGGTGTTTTCTTTTTAGCCACCGCTGGCATCAGACCCTCCTCTTAGCCGTCAATCCCTTGGCCAACGTAGCCTTGCCATTCTTCCGCTGCCTGTTCATCCTAGCAACAGTCCTATCAAGCAGGTCCAAGCTCGGCTCCATAGTCTTGCTATACTTAGGCCAAAAACCGTTCCCCTTGTACAAGCTCTGCCCTAGCTTCATCTGGTCATCAATTGAAATCTCCTCAATCAAATTCCCGTCCCCATCATACCGCTTGCAAGGATAGAAGTTTGAAGACCCGGCGTTACGCATCTTATTAAACTTAGCTTCCCTGCGCCTCGCGTTCATCCTAGACTTAGCATTCTTGCTCTGCATTACTCCCCTCCTTCAATCATAGCGTCAGCAATATCATAAGCATCAATAGCCAGGTCACAGCACAATTCAGACACAGTGCTCGCACTAACATTTGGGTCCCGTATACCAGCATAACCTCCGCCAGCCAGTATCCCCTGCATTGCCATAGCTGCCAAGTTGTCACGCTCCCTCTTCTTAGCCGCCAGGTAATCAGCTCTCAACTCATCAGCCTGCTCCTGGAAAGTCTTATCCTCCAACACATGGCTCTTAACTTCTATCTTATTCCCCTCTTCATCAAACTTATAGACTCTCCCCCCATCTACCATCTCACTCCTCCGTAGTTTTCATCCCCGCCCTTCGCATTGCAGCGTTAACTTGAAGCTGATTAACGTGGCCAATAGCGAAATTATTAATATTCACATCCTGCCCCACCAGTTTATGTCTATCGTACTCCATCTTGAGTGCCTGGAGCTTAGGGTGCATCTTAACCTTAATAGCCAAACCACCACCTTCAGGCAGTTGGTAAGTAGTAAGCTCAGAGCAAGCCTTCCAGAACTCTTTCGGTATCTGGTCAGGTGATTTGAACGTAAACTCCCTGGTCCCAGGGTCATACTCCATCCCATCCATAATGTTGGAAGTAGCAAGAGCACGCACTTCCTCCATAGCATCAATTGCCCTCATACCAGCTTCTTCTTCTAAAACCTCAGTCTTTTCAGCAAGCAATGACTTTACCTTACTTTTTCTTAATAGCTCAGAAGCCCTAACTTCAGCATTCTTCGGAGCATACCCAGCTCGAATCGCAGCCTGTTTCCCATTAGAATCAATAAGATACTCTCGGACAAATGCTGTCTGCTTTGCATTCAAGGTATCACTCATCCCTTCAACTCCTTCACGCTAACCTCTCCAATCAAATTCCCATCCCCGTCATACCTCTTAACAGGATAAAGCGGTGGTTTAACATAACCTTTGCCGTACTTAGTCTCATCCCTTTTTTGCTGGTCCTTCGTTGCATACCAACGTTTATTCTGTGACTTAGCAAAATACTTTTGTCTCATAGCCCCCTGCTCCCTTTCTCCAGGTCTTTCAATTCCTGGTTCCAATCAATCTTCCTGGTCCTCTTCAATCTTACATCCTTCCCCATGTCAACTTTCTTTGTCGGGATAGAACTGTCAGGCATCGCCGCCCACCATCCATCATTGGACAGAGTCATCTTAGCCCCTGAACTTGTCAGCTTTTTCATAATAGCCATAGCAACCTCTCTAGCCTCGCCACACATATTAGTATTCCTAATGCAGTGGTCCATACATTCCAAAATGAAAATCATCTCGTTCTTGTCTAACTGGCTCATTCTTCCTCCTAATCGTTACACATTTGACCGCACCTAATACGGCTTTCTAGCAGGCTTCCTAGTATTTGGCTTTGGTGTTGTTGAATTATTCTTGGCTGGCTTCCGCCTCTTCTTTATCCCTGACGTTACATAACTCCCTTTGACTGGCATACTATTCTCCTTTAAATTGTTTGTTAGTTTTCTTTAATACCCAGGTCCACTCTGAGCTGCCTGTCATTTTATATGCGACAGGCTCTTTCCTTGTAAAATATTCGTGAGTAAACCATCCTGTCCTTGTAAGCCACCTAAGTTCGCCTGTTTCATCCACCTCCACCACAGAAGAACATTCTTTCGATGGCCCCCAGGACAAAATCTCATAACGATAAGAAACGTCTTGGAAAAAAACAACCATCGTCCTATCTTGCATCGGGCTCCAATCCAACATCTGTTCAAAAGGAGGGACATGCGATTCATCGTTTCCACTTACCTCCAATATCGGGTTCAGAGCAAGAACCGTAAATAACATCAAAAACTTTAAGGGCTTGGCTAGGACTTTCATAACGATACGGCTCCCTGGTTTCTTCCTTAATTAAATTCCCGTCAGCGTCATATGTCCTGCAAGGGAAATAAGGGACCGCATCTGTGCTTATTCGATACTCTCCCTTACTTCTATCCCCATCAATGTGGAGAGGATAATCACACCCAGCTTTTGGGATTCTCATTATTCATTCAATATATTGATTTGCTTTTCATACTTCTCTCGCAATCGCTTTTCCTGGACCCACGCCCTACCAATTGTGCCAGCATCGCAACTGCGATGATCGTAAAGCCCATGCTCTCCCAATTGCTTAACGCATATAGGTGGCTTAGGGCTTGGGTATAGTTCCCCTACGCTCGCCTTCGCGCGGAGGCAGCTTTGGAGGCCCGTTGCTAAGAGCGTCAAGCTCAGCCAAAATATCATCTGTCTCGGTGTCATGGTCTTTCCCCATCTCGTTAATTTCAGTTAACCCTTCCAGGTCAGCTTCCGCCTGGTCCAACATCGCCGAAGACTTCCCCTGCCGATACATCCAAAGTCCACCGCCACACAGGATAACTAAAAGAATTATTACCGTAGTCATATCTTATCCTCAAGGGGGACATTATGGATTGTAATAAATATTTCATAACGTCCGCTCATATTTGCGGCTGCGTCATTTCTCGTTTTTGTTCTTGTTTGACAAAACATTCCCAGCACCAAAGTTCATCATCTTTAAAGCAATGTTCACATACCTGGTCAAAACCCTGTCTCTTATACACATCTCCGAGCCCACGAGACGGACTCCTATCTCGTATGCCGT